CAACTTAACTTGCCTAATAAAGAGACCAAAAAACTGGCGATTCTACGTTGCAGGAATTAAAAGAGCATTGTAGCCGCCGCCGCCGACCAATAAAAAATGAAACAAGAACTAACAGACACCCGAAATTTAATTTCATCCCTTGAACCTTTATTTTATACACTGATCAAAATAGCAGACAGACATGGGGACGATCAAATTCATATTTCAATCAGTAGGGCAAAAGAAATATCAAGAGACCTCATCTCATTAAAAAGAAAGATGAAGAATCTTCTTGCCAATGAAAATCAAACCGCAAAACCTGCCCACTTCAAGCACCTTGATTTGATGTTTGAGAAACCATAGAAACAACCGCCGCAAATTATAAAAACATGAACGACGAAGACCAGTATTCAACTTGCCTAGCTATCTCATCAAGAAAGCACGATATGGCTTGCATCGAAAAAGAAATTGATGCACTAAAGGAACAAATCGAAAAAATGCACGACGATCTGGAGAAGAAAAAATTGGAACTCGAATACCTTGAAGAATCAATTGAACGATTAGAGCGTGACCTATGAAAAAAGAATACTCTGCTAAAGACTACAATGGATGCCGACCCTGCCTTAATTGGTGCGCTTTCCTTCTATTCATGCACGATAAGGGACACCTTAAATCGGCACGAAAATTTCAATCATCATATTTCCCTTCAAAAAAGACTTGCAAGAACCTTCAATAATAGAAAAGATCAGAACCTCAAATAAATTTATGACAACCACAGCCACCGCCGACATTAAAGAAAAAACTAAAACCTATCTAGGATTGTATTTTCCTATTGAACTAAAAAACAAAGTTGCCGCCGCCGCAAAAGATCAAGATTGTTCAATGAGCAAATGGCTTTCCCGACTTGTAAAGGCTCACTTTGATGCTCTAAATCAGGAACCACTGCAATGAGTTCTAGGTTTTGCGCCGCACTTATTTTGATTATTGTGTTGATTGTGTTTGCAGCCTTGACCTGTCCCACATTAAGCTACTAATAGATGAAACCTAAAGGTCTTTACGCAAACATTCATGCAAAGCGGGAACGCAATGCAAAGAGATGAGGGGAGAGTATGAGAAAGGCTGGAAGCAAGGGTGCCCCGACCGAAAAGGCTTTTAGGGATTCAAAGAAAACCGCAAAGAAATAACACTATGAGTGAAGCATGGACTAGAAAAGAAGGCAAGAATCCGAAAGGAGGACTGAATGCCAAAGGACGGGCCTCCTATAACAAGGCTCACGGGGCAAACCTAAAGCCACCCGCCCCATCCCCAAAGACCGCCGCTGACTCCGCAAGGAAGAAGTCATTCTGTGCTAGGATGAAAGGGCTAAAGAGCAAACTCACAAGCGCAAAGACCGCAAAAGATCCAGACTCTCGCATTAACAAGTCCCTCCGGTCTTGGAAATGCAAGTAAAAACAAACCCACAAAAAACAAACATATGACACTAGCAGAACTTAACAATCTCGCTCAAGAGATTGCCAACAAACTCGGACATATCAGTCAGGATCTTCTCAAGAAGATCCATGAGCTTGCTCACTCCGAGGAGAGCAAGACACCTACCGCCGCCGAGTAATGTTGAAATCAATCGTTGACGCAATCAAGGGGAAGATGCAGACGAAGGCACTTCCTAATGAGACTTTGATCAATACTCGAAAGCTGTCACCAGTTAAGAGGGCTAAGATCAAATCCGAGGCTACAACCCCTGTAACCAAGGGTCGTAAACCAAAATCCAAAACCAAAACCAAGTAATACTATGGCAACTAAGAAAATGATGCCCAAGGGCAAGATGACAAAGGCAAAGCCAGCAACTAAGGCCACCAAGGTTCCCGCCGCATCTTCCATGATGAACAAAGGAACAAAGAAGAAAGGATACTAATCCAAAAAAATGCTGGCGGGAGCCATGAACAAACTCCCGCCAGCTTCAGCAGTAACAGCAACCACGCATTAACCGCAATTACATGAATACAACAACCACAGAAACCAGTCAACTAAATGCTTCATTTGTTAAAGCTTTAGGAGAGCTTAAAAATGTCGCCAAGAATGCAGTCAACCCGCACTTTAGGAACCGATACGCATCTCTGGATGCCATTCTGGACGATGTTCGTCCTGTCCTAGCGTCTCATAACCTAGCAATTAGCCAAGAACCTCTCTTTGAGGATGGAAAGGCTGGAGTAGTAACCCGAATTATCCATGCATCAGGTGGAGTTCGGGAGTCAACCCTTCTCTTGCCACTAAAAGATCAGACTGCACAGGGAGTAGGGTCAGCTTTGACCTATGCAAAGCGTTATGCCATCAGTTCAATCCTTGGAATCACCGCCGACGATGATGATGATGGAGAGATCGCCAGCAAGCCGATAGCTCAAAAGCCCACCATCAAGGCTGAACCACCAAAAGCGAAGCAGGAGACGACTCCAGAGGTTCCAAAAGAGCTTCCTAGCGACCCCCTTACAATGCTGTCCAGCATGATGTGGAGTGATTCAATTAAAGATGCCCATGTAATTGAATTTCTGATTGCAAACAAGGCGATCACGAATCGTGATGTCACTCTTTCAAAGATTAATGAGACTAACCCCAAACTGATTGAGCGTCTTGTTTCAGCATGGGACAAGGTTAAGGCATTCAAACCAGCACTATAATGGACGAACGCAATGGAAAACCATCAACTGAATGATTAAAAATATAACTCATCAAGAATTGATTTCAATTTTGATGCAAATCCATGACGAACTTCCTTCAAGGTTTTTACAGCATTGGATGAGAGTAACCATAAATAAACTTAATTCTTACGAAGAAGCCTCAAATAACGCAAAAAAAGAATTGGGTTTTTACAAATCTTCTTTTGAAGCAATTCAAAAAAACAAAAAAACATCAGCAAAATGGAGCAGAGAAACGCACGGAATTTTTTTCATAAAGAAATTTCTTTCATTCTGTAAAAAGAATCTGAAAACTATATTGAATTAGAAAAAAAAGCAGATTACTACAAGCAACTTTCTGAAAAACTTTCTAACGAACTAAAAATTACGCAAAAAAATGACTGACGAACGCAACGGAAAACCATCAGCAAGCGGATTCTCCCGCCTTGCCCTTTGTCCGGGATCTTGGAATCTTGAGCAAACACTTCCTGATCAGGTAGAGAACAAGTACATGGCACTAGGAACAGCAATTCATGCCGTCCTAGCTGGAGAAGCTGAATATGATACTCTATCAGAGGATGGAAAGGAGATCGCCACACGATGCCTATCCCAATTCTCCGAGATGATCGGTCAACTTGATCTAGGAGAAAGAACCAAGGAGGTAATCGAAGAGAGATTCTGGTATGATGATCTCTTCTCTGGAGCCATTGATCGTATCGACTTCTTTGGAGATGATACAGCAGTTGTTACAGACTACAAAACAGGTCGTGTAGCACAATCCCATGCCACAGAAAACTATCAGTTAAGGGCATATGCAGTTTTAGTTAAAAGGGCTTATCCTGATCTCAAGACTATTTATGTTGCTATCATTCAGCCTATGGCAAGTGGCAAGACCATTGCGGAATATAACGAGACTGACCTTGCCGCCGCCGAAGACGAAATCGTTGGCATTGTTCGTGCTTCACAAAGGGATGATGCTCCAAGAATTCCTTCTCCAGACGCTTGTAAATGGTGCCGTGCTAAAAGCATATGTCCAGAAATTCGTGGAACTCATAAGGAGCTAGAGGTAGTTTCCTCCGCTATTGTTCCTAGACTTTCCAATGATGAGATTTTGGCAATCGACGAAAAGGCAGAAGTTGTTCTTGATTTTATTGATGAAATCAGGAAGGAAATGAAAGCCAGAATGATCGCAGGACAAGAATTTGCTGGACGATCACTAACCGAAGGACGTAAAACAAGAAGTATCCATGATACAACCTCCGTTATTAGTGCGCTTTCTGGTATTGTTGAACAATCTGACATTCTTGCTTGCACAAAAATATCTGTTACTTCACTTGAAAAAGCATACGCAAAGGCAAAAAACCTTAAAGGAAGTGATGCAAAAGAGAAATTTGAAGAATCACTTGGATGGCTTATCGAAACAAAAATTAGTGAGCCTTCCATATCCAGAACTAAATGATGGAGATAATAGGTGTGCATTATTCATCAAATTCAGGGGTCGTGATTGGATCATTATTTCTGAAGGAGAAGGAGACTTTTTAGCAATACCAGCCAACAACCAACAAGCAAAATTAAAAGAAGCAGAAAATGTAATGAATTACATCATTAAAGAAGGCTTTATTGATGGAAAAGAACCACAAATGTCAGCATAAAAAAACAAAAAAACAAAAAAATGATATCTGGAAAAATCGACGTAACGAAAATTGATAAGAATGAACTATACCAAGGCAAAGTTGCCAAGTATTTGGACATTGTCCTTTATGCAAATACAGACGAAGCGGGAAATGAGTGTCCTGATAGGTTTGGCAATGATGGAGTAATCAAGCAATGCGTTTCAAAGGAAAGCAAGGCAGCAGGAAAGAAACAAATCATTCTTGGAAATTACAAGGTTAAGACTCAAGGATCAGGTTCAAGTTTTGTTGATAAGGTTAAGCCAGCACCAGCTTTTCAAAATCGACCAAAACCATCACCAGAACCTATTGATAATAACGACGATATTCCTTTTTAACCCCTAATATAACTCAACCACGCATATGCCAACTAAAAAAACAAAAGAACCTTGTCAGCAATTGTTGCAAGTAGAAGCACAGCTTGATTTCCTTAAAAAGGAAACAACATGGCTTGTAAACGCAACCCATAATCACCATGTAGAGATCATGGAGCTTGAGGGTGAGTTTGAACAACTCAAGAAAGTATCATGGGCATTGTTTTCAATGGTATTGATTGAACTTGTCGTATTTGGAATTGTAACTTTCTGCAAATGAAACGTAAAAACTGCACCTGTGCTGAAGTGGCTTTTCAGGCCATGGTTCCAGATGAACATAATTGCGAATATATCCGTAAACGCAATGAACTAATTCCATTGGCAGAAGCAAAGGCATTGTCTTTGTCTACCTCCCCAAATGGTGAAGTAAATCCTAATCAGTTTACTTATTACTTCAGCAATTTTATGGATCAAATGGCAATTGAAGCAAAAATCGTATGAGCAATTATTCAAAAGAAGCTGAATCTTATTGGCAAGGGGAAGCTATTCGTTTTCTTGGTGATGGGAATAGCATTCCCTCACTTGAAGACAGGGTAAAGGGAGCATTTGATGCAGGAGTACGATCAATTCAGCGATCCTATTCCAACCTAGATGTAGTAGGTAATTCTAAATGCGGAATCAATTTTCCTACGAAATGAGTGATCAATTCGACTTTGACTTCTCACCTATTGAAGAGGAAATCTTTGATGATATTCAATCAAGGTTTCTCCGCTTCCATAACAATAACCCTCATGTCTATAGCAACCTTGTTGTTCTAGCTAGGCAGTTTAGGAATAAGCGGCCCGATGCAGTTATTGGAATTCAAATGCTTTTTGAAGTATTACGATGGCAGTATTTCATCAATGTAGATAGTGATGAGCAGTTTAAGTTTCCAAATGCTTTTGCGGCAGGATACTCTAGGTTGATTATGAAACAGGAATCTGATCTTGATGGCATATTCAAACTATGCAAATCAACATTTGATGAATAAAAAAATGGAACAACATGAAGTAAAATCTTATGTCAGCGTAAATGGAGAATTGGTATCCATGAATCTAGTAGAGTTTGTAAATATTGAAGAAGACTTTCATGGTATTGATCTTGTGACATTTGTTTACAAGGGGGAAAAACTTCAATCATACATTATTTTAAAATGAGAACATTTAGAGCAAAAGGAAGCACTACTCGTAGAGTTGCTGGAAAAATGAACAAGACTGAGGAGGCGTACTCCAAGGTTCTTGAAGACCAGCGTCTTACTGGTAAGATCCATCATTGGGCATTTGAGTCTATTACACTGCGACTTGCAGATAGAACAACCTACACACCAGATTTTCTAGTAATTGATAAAGATGGACTCATCTCATTCATAGAAGTAAAAGGTTTTTGGCATCAAGCGGGTCGTATCAAGATCAAGGTAGCGGCTGAAAATCATCCTTGGTTTGAGTTTCAAGCAGTACAACTAAAGAAAAAGGAGTGGATTTATGAGCAGTTCTAAAGAGGAGATATGCCCATGCTGTGGGCAATCATACAATCCAGCAACAGCAACCAAGAATGATTTTGAGATATTCTGGAAAGCATACCCTAGAAAGACAGGAAAGGGTTATTGTCAAGAGATTTGGAAACGGAAAAAGTTTCCATCTATTGAGATAATGCTTACTGCATTAAAGAAAGCAATAGCATCTCCTGATTGGCAGAAGGAGGGGGGCAAGTTCATTCCTAATCCATCCACTTACCTAAACCAAGGTAGATGGGAGGATGAGGGAATTGATTACTCTGTTCTATCTCAAAAGATTTCACGCCCAATATTCAAAGGATCTACATCATCAGTAGATGAAGAGAAATACAGAGCATGGAAAATAGCGGAGGAATATCCACCTCAGTTCATAGAATCTTCTTTTATAGAAGACCCTGAACCAGTACAAAAGAAATACCTAGCAACCATAAAACAATGATAAACCCATACGAAGACGAACCATGCATTGACAGAGAGAAGGAATCTCTTTGTCAAGAAATATCAATGCTACGCAATAAGTTGGATTATGTAGAGAATGTCCTGAGTGAGATCCATATGCTTAATTCACTAGGAAAGACGCTAAAAATCCACGATGCTGTTAATGCGGCAATTGACATTCTAAAATGAACAATCGAATCTTCTTTGCGGTATTCATTCCAATCTTGATTGTTGAGATAGTGGCAAATGCTTCATGGATTGCAATCTCGTATGATTGGAGGATTAGAGGCAATGTTGGTCTGTCCTATACAATCTCAATCTTTGCTGGAGCATTGTCAGGATGGGCATGGTGCTGGATGGCGCAAGCTATTCGACAAGATCAAATGTTCGTAGCAAACATTATGTGGGATATATTGGTAAGCATTGTATTTATTTCATTGCCTATCTTATTTTATGGAATCAAATTAGACATACAAACCGCTATTGGGACAGCTATTGCTGTTCTTGGCTTACTTATTATGAAGGCATGAACTACGACGAAGAATTAGACCCAAATGTAGCAAAAGCTGCCGGGGCATATTACCCAAGTGCAAATTATTTTGTAGAAGCATTTCTTGTAGAAAACAGCAAACAAGAAATTACTATGCAACAAAAACTTGATAAATCAAACGATCAAAGGGATAGGGCAATTGGAATATGTGATTCAATTATGGCATGGGAATCTTTAGCAGATACCCGAAAGAGCATGAAGGATCTAGCTGCACTTAAAAGCGAAATATGTAAAACCGATTGCCATAAATGCAAAGGGACAGGATGGTTTCAGTATAGTTACGATCACTCTACTGTCTGCAATATGTGCTGCAAGCATGATGAAGGATGGTGGGATCTCACAGAAGATTATTCAAGGTATAAGAAGGATGCTGACAATGGATGTTGCATTAAAGGATGTGGAACTTTGCGGAGAGATTTAAAAAATAAAATCAATGAGTAAATCAATTGACGAAATTCTAAGAGAATTGGGAATGGCAACCCCGGATATCCCACCAATTAATAAACACGAAGCTATGGAAATGGGGCTTATTGAAAAAGTTGATAGTCCCAAAAAATGCGTATGCGGCAAAAGTGCTTATACGTCACAATCAAGATGTGATTCAGCTATCAAACACAGACTTAAATCTGGATTTGGTGGAACAGGAATGTTAAGGGCATATGAATGTGACATATCAAGGGGAAATTGGCATATGTCGAGCGTAAATAATAAAAAGAAACTATGATTACACTACTAGCATTAGCTTATGCATCAATATTGCCAGTACAATATCCCGCACAACAGCAACCTCAAACAATCTATGTTTCCAATCTTTCGGCAACAGATGAACGAGATAGCGGGTCTTATTATCAAGTCACCACGCTTCCACAGATGATGCCAATAATCCCACCAGATATGCCAATTGAAAATCAGCAACCAATAAATTACCAAGATCAATGACAACGCAACCACGAACACTAGAGCAGCTTAAAAAACATAAATATGCTGTATCTGAAAGGATGCCAAAGGGACAGGCATATTCACCCGATCAATGCGGGTGGATTGTTCACGAGTCCAAGAAGCCTTCAGTTACATGGCAATGCAATCGATCATCAGGATATGGGGAAGGAAAGCTATGGTGCAGTAACCATGCGAAAATGGTTCCTGCTAAATAATTTATGTTTTTAACTTACTGAAGTTAGGTTTTTTAAACTTACCTTCATAATTTAAGGTTTCCAATTCTTCAAGAGGCATTTTTCTTTCGAGCAACCATTCTCTAGCAAGTTTACAATTCCTTAAATTACACATATCCCTATGCAATCCATGCCCTTCCCACAAAGAAGGATGCCATTCATGGTAAATTAAATTTTCTATTTCTCTTCCATTAAAGGATTTAAATAGTTCACGCATTATTCGATCCCAAGAGTGCCTTCCAAGCACCATATCAGGAAATAAATGATGGTTACTTCTCCACCATCCAACCCTCATTACAAATAAATCACATCCTGCATATTTTTTTCCAAGTTCTATTTGTTGGTAAGGAATCGGTTCTTCTAATGCATTAAAATCATTGCGATAAGAGAATGCAGGTAAATTGCCCTCAAGTCTCTCTATAAAATTAGATGCAACACAAGTATCTGTATTAGTAAAAACCAAAATGTCGGAATCATTACGACCAAGGCAAGCTAATCGTAACATATCCTTAATCATTGGTATCCTTCGCTTTTCTTCTGGAACAACTTCAGCGGAACTTCTTACGAAACAATTGTCATCCAATCCCAAATCAACGCACCCAATAGTTTCCCAAGTTTTTAATGCAAGATCATTTCGCCTTTTCTCATTGCCAGTTACCCAAGGCATTTTTTGATAAACATGGACAATATCAGGATAAATGGGTTTTGGTTTTGGGCATCTGATTAGACCAAGCATGCGAGTCACATCCCTTGGAAAGTTCTTATATCGTGTATAAGACGCATAGGATGGCCTCCAAGCTGTTCCATGCCACATGGAAGGGTAATCTGCCACAATTGCATGAACTGGTTTTTTAGTGGCATATGATAGGTGCAATGGCCCACTATCCGTAAGAATCATATGAGCAGTATTGGGGTGATCCATAATCCCAAGTAAATCATAAAACTTTTCAGCTTTAATATTTGCCAAATCAACAATATGAAAATCTGGCAATGAATAATTAAGAATCTCCATCAAAAGATCCTTGTATTGGAATGGTGACGAATTGCCACCAGTTGATACTACAATCCAAGGCTTATCTTTAGGAATGCCCTTAGTGAGCCTTTTTTCTCTTTTTGTATCCCTTTGATCAAATACTAATGAAAGTTGTTTGGGCCATAGATCAATTTTCCCAGCGAGTCTCCATGCATCCATTTGGAAACTATCACAAATCATGGGAGGCCCATTATGGTTCCCATATACTTGACTTACTATTACATCAGAAATTCCAACAACCTGAGTTGTTGTTACATCCCCTACTGATGTTTTGGCAAAATTTAACGCTCCAGTTATATCGTGGTATGGCCCGTTATAAATAATCTTATTTACATAGCTAACGCCATCTAGGATATCTTGAAAATCTTTAGATACGATAAGTTTTGGCTTTTTACCTGTCTGATCGTACTCGTATTTTAATAAAGGGAGAAATGAACATATATCACCATACCTCCCAAGGTTAAGGTATGTAGCCATCCCTAGCTAAATTAATAAGTCTTACGAAACTTAACAGAATCTTCCTCTGAAGTAATAACCTTCAGTTCTGGAAATTCTTTCTTATCTTCAACAACTTCAACTTGCTGTTCTTTTTTAGGTTCTTGAAGTGGCTCAAGTGGGCCATGAGTTTGAAGGTAGCGTCCTAGTTCGATAAAAAGGAACCTACGTTGATCAAGTAAATATGCTGTACAAGCCTGATAAAAGTTAATCTCAGGCATCTTCTTTTCCTCACCTTCATTCTTAATCTGCTTTAGAATAGGATCTTCTTTAAAGTGGGAACGAAGCTCGATGGGAATAATATATTTTTTGCTCATAGTGGTTGCTGGTTAAAATAAAACCATGCATGAAAGAATTATGTATTGCAAGCGTTAAAATCTTCCTGAACTTCTTGAATATGATGTTCTTTTTGATGCATGAGATTTTGCCCAACTTTCTTCATCTTCTTTAGTTGTATAAGGAACTCCAAAAATTAACGCAGAACCAAGTTTTTCTGCTGCGCCAGCCGATGCCCAATCTTTTTGAGTAGACGCTTCAGCAAAAGGAATTGGTGAAAACATTCCAGCCAAAAATTGAGGCCAAGTAAGTTTTTCTTTTCCACGCAAAGGAGCAACTGATGACCAAGGAACGGCATTTCCAGCAAAGTCTCTTTGATTTACTATAACAGCAATATCTCTAGCAATTGGGCTTAATTTATTGAATGCATAATCTCCTAAATCATGCAAAGCAAGTTTTACATTATTGCCGGGTGATTTCTCTAGTGGCGTTTTCTTTCCCAATACGGATGGGATATAATCACTAAATAGATCGTGTGTTTCTTTTGCCAAAAGCCTTCCAATAGAAAGAAAAGGATGCAATGGATTAAATGATCCATCATTTGTCTTGAAAGCAAGCCAATCGTGTTTTTTAGGATCGGTAAAGTTTACTTTTGCATTGCTACCAGTTGCAGAAAGGATTGCTTGATTTAAAAGAAGCGCACCAGCATAAACTCCAAGGAATTTTGCTTTGTTGACAGCTTCATGCCTTGCTTGCCAAGCATCAGCAGGAGATACATTTTTCCCTACAGACATTTTAGCCGCTGTGGCAAGCATTTTAGCAGGGTCTCCAACAAGCCATTTGAATTGAGAGTGGTATAATTTGGGAGCAAATAAAGCAAGTCTTACAATTGGGTGTGAACCAATTTTTGATTCTGCATATCCAGTTGCCGTGTTTGCCGCATCTCCAATAATCTTTGCCATTTCTTCATTCTGGAGTGCTGGAGATAACTTTCTCCAATACTTTGAGAAATATTGCATCCTCAACCAATGGAGTGCATCAAATCCCCTGCCCCCTGTAATAGGATCAAGGGCTTTTGCTAATAAACTATCAGGATTTGATCTTTGTGGTTTTTCTGTTCCATATCTAAAAGGATTAACATCTGCTCCACCTTTCATAGCCCACTCATAATCTGGATGATTTACAATTGCATGATTATCAATAATCCATTGAGTTCTTCCATTTTTTCCTGTGAAAGTATATCGCATTGCTTTTAAAAAAGCCTTTGTTCCAATAACAGGATGAGTTACCCAAAGAGGAAGAGCGTGAGTTGTTATGAATGCTGTCCCGTGACCAAGCACGGATAATCTAAATGCTTGTTCAGCGGCCTTTCCTGCAATCTTACTAATCATGCTAGAACTTTGATCAATTAACCACCTTTTTGAATTATTAAGAATTTGCTTTCTTTTTTCTTGTTGATGAAAAAGATCATTTGATGCTTTTTTTGCGCCTTTGGGCATTGCAAATGCATCTCGCACTTGATGTGGCGTAAGTCCAAAATCATCAGCCATATCAGAAATCAATCTGTGTTCATCATAGAATGCATCTTTTGTCATTCTTGGTATGTAAAATTTCTTTGCTGATTCCCAAAGTGTCTTTGCTTGTTCTGGATTTAGCTTCTCACCAACTTTACCTTTTTCAAATAGGTCAGCTTGCTTTGCTTTCAGTCGGGCATTGGAAAGTTCTTGTTTCTTATTCGCAAGATCAGCTTCCAATCCTTTGATCTCTTCATTTGTTATCTTCTCTACATCTTTTGGAGTTGAAATCTTTCCGCTGTTAATGTCATCAATTTTCTTTTCATATTGAGCAATACGCTTACGGAGATTATCAGCAACCTTTTCCTCGCCAATCTTCTCAACTGTTTTTGCTTTAGGTTTTGGTGTACGAGCAGCCTTAACAACTTTAACTGCCTCTTCTCCACCTGGCTCACCTTTTACTAACTTTTCAGCCTTATCCCATGCTTCTTTAAGGAAGCTTTCTACTTTAGGCCCAAACTGATCTAGAATCATTTTAGACGATCTGGCAAAATCCAATCCAAGTTCGCTAATATGTCCACGCATGATTCTTGATACAGTGGCAACAATAGAAACATCAGGGAATGAACCTAGTTGTGATAATTGCTTTTTTAAAAGTTTCTCTGCCTCAAGACGATCAGCTTTCCATTTATCAACAATTCTTTGAGCTTGATCTAAAACTACTTTTTCAAATTTGGGAGTTTGTTGATTTTCAAGATCCTTAATCTTGGCCTCATAATAAGCCTTTAACTCTTCAGCAGTCTTACCTTTAGCTAGTTTTATTTCTTCTAAATCCTTTTTGATCTTTTCATTCTCTTGATTAAGACGATTAATTTCAGCTTTCTGCTTTGCTCCAGATGCATCAGATAAATCTCCAATTTGCTCTCTAGCTTCTTCTAATGATTCAGGGGTCTTTACTTCAACATCAGCAAAACCTTTATCACGAATATTGGATAAATCATCTTGTGTTTTTTTTGTTATTTCATCAGCTTTCTTGTTTCTTTCTGCAAGTTTTGATGCTTTATCTAATTGAGAAAGACTTAAATCGTAACCTTTTGTATCTTCATTAAATTGCCTTTGGAAATCAAAAGCATTATCCATTTTTAATTCTGTCCTAAACGCTTGTTGAGCTAATGTTCTACCAGCAACACTTGAAACATTTTGTTCATAACGATCATTGTATTCTTTGTATATTTCGTTTGCTTCTTTGTATTGCTCTGAATTTGCTCCAAATTTTCTCAATGCCTCATACGCATTAGAAGCAAGGGTTTCAATATGCGCCCTGGCTATCATTGAATTTTTATCAACTTCAGCAGATTGAATTTTCCTCAATGCCTCTTCTGGATTTGCTCCTTTTGAGATAGCATCCCTTCCTTGTTGGATCATCTCATCACGGGTCATTGGCTCAATGGATGGAACTGCCCCTTGTCCTATTCCATATTTTAGCATTTCTTCTTGCGCTGCCCTTGATGTTCCAAATTTTACTGCTTCTCCACCAGAAACAGGTTCTTTTCCTTCAGTAAAATTTTGTTCAGAAGCCCCTTTTCCAGAGACTTTAGAGTAAAGATCGCCAGTTTCTTTTGAGGTAATCCCGGGAAATTTTCTTGAAACAGCATTTGAAACTTCAGCTTCTGTAGCTTCACGACCATGAACCTTGGTTAACTGATCATAAACTCTTTTTGCGTAAGATTGTTCTGGAGAAGGAGGCCCATATTTAGCCGCTTCAGCTTCTCTAGCCGCTTTATCAAGGGAACGACCTCCAGTATCAAATCCACCACCAATATCTTTATTCCAAGTTTCTTTAGCTCTATTCCAAAGATTCTCAAGGTGGGGTTTTACTGCATCACCAAATTCAGAAATCATTTTTGCTGAGAAATCAGAAAACGATTTTACTCCTTTTGCAATATGATCAGCGGCAATAATACTCCAATCAATAAGATTATCAGGATCAACGCCAATTCCTTGACGGCCTTCATTTTTCCTTTTGGAAATACGTTTTCTAGCTTCGTTGGCTTTCTTTTCTAATCCAGTTAATTCTAATTGTACTTCTTCGGTTGGCTTTACTTCTTCTTTTTGGGCTTGACCTTCTTTGGTAGGGCTTTCTGTTTGGTCTTGTCGGCCCACTCCTTCGCCCACGGTTGGTTCGTTGCGAACGCCCACTTCTCTTGCTGACGACTCTTGAACGGCATTTGGTTTTTCCTTAGTTGGGGTTTGTTTTGCTTTAATAGCATCTACAATCTGTTGATTAGATGCTCCTTCAGATATGCGGACTCCATTATGAGCCGCTGATTCAAGTAGGGTTGTACGAGAAAGACTATTTGGATCAGTTCCAGAGTTAATTAAATCCAATATATCCTTTGCACCAGTAGTAAGTTCAACTTCTGGTTGTACAACAATAGGAGCTTCAGCGGTTGGTTCTGCAACAGGGGTTTCTCCAGCACCCGATACAGCTTGTGGGGCTTGCTTGACTACTGAAGGTTCCTGCTTTGGGGGCGTTTCAGATGATTTAAGAGCATCAATCTGTTTCTGCCTTTTTTTATATTCGTTATCATTTTCATCATACTCAAGCTGTTCAATGGCAAGATCAGTAATCTTTGCTTCATTTGGATTGGCAACAATAAGAGAAGTAGAAGTAGTGTCTTGAGTTTCTGGAGAAATATTTGGAAGTGTAATTTCTGAAACAGGGGAAAATTGTTCGTTTGCTCCAGTAGTAATCTGAGCTTCTTTCAAATCAACAACAGGATTTGATGATGGCTCAAGTTTTGGAGGTTCGCTACCAAGTTGGTCATCAGCGGACTTCTTCGCTTCTGCTTTAGCCTCCAATCCAGCACCCAATCCATGAACAACATTTCCAAAGAAAATATCTGGAACTGCTTGTTCCACATTGGGCAAAAAATTACCCCCTTCTGCTTTCCTTAATCCACCAGAAACTCCAAGGTTTACACCAGATGCGGCAGTTCCTCCAACTAATCCCTTTACTAAAGGAGATGCACCTTTAAGTAGTGCAGATGTTGCGGCAGTAGTTAATGAACCACCAATAGTATATGCCGCAAGCGCAGGGACTTGATTTATAGCGGCTTGACTGCCAGCTTGATGTCCAGCCTCATCTAATTGCTTTTCATCAGTTACACCCTGTTGTTTAAGTTCTTGAACTTTGGCATCGTAACCTTCGCCATAAGCTTGGCTTCCACCCATTACTGCCATTGCTGGTAATGCTAAAGGCCCAGCCACCATTGCTGGAGCTAATCCAATAACACCACCAATACCTCTTCCGAGTTGGGCTGAAATAGATGTGTCTTTTTGAGATACACCCAAAGCAGGGAACATTCCAGCGGCTTTTTCACTTAATGCTCCAGCTTCTTTACCGAGTTGTTGTCTTTGCTGGATTAGTTCTTGTTGTTGGGCATCAGAAGCATATTGAGGCATTTTAAGCGTCTGCTCTTTCTGTGCCTGAAGATCACCAATCTCCCTTTGAAGATCATTAACCTGATTTCCATATTCAGCAGTCGAAAATCCTTGTTTCTTAACAATCCCTTGAATGGAGTCCAATGCGGCCTGTTTGTCAGCAATAGCTTTATCAAAAGCTGTTGTAGCTTCTTGAGTTGTAGCCCCACGCTGGAATGGTGCATTAACGCCAGAGATATCCATTACGGGTGCGGCTCCTGCTCTTTCAAATCCACCAGCAGTTTGAATTGCTCCAGAGGCAGTTTGTGCGGCAACAGAAAGAGGTAAATTCTTATACCAAGGAAGTTCTTTTGAACCCCCACTTGCCATTGGAATAAGGTCAGCAAATGGATCTTCTTCTACATTATTACTATTTTTGCTTTGTTTTGGAATAAGATCAGCAAATGGATCTTGTTGATTTATTTTGTCACCAGAAACAATGGCATTTTGATTACCATAAGTATTATTTGCATTAGTATTAGGAGGCAAATTTAATTGCTCTCCTTTTGGGCCAATAAGATCATTTTGATTTGGCGCAACATAAACTGGAGATTCTGATTGATCTCCAGCCCCATTTTTAGGAATGAGGTCTGCAAATGGATCAGACATAAATTAAACTTCCCCTGTTTCTTCCGCTGTTGGCTGAGTTCCTTCTTGCTCTTCATTTTCTGAATTAGCCATATTACCTGAAACAGAAGGAAGCATTGCAGTTGTAGGAGGCATAGAAGGAGATGATTTTTGTTGCAATGCAGATGGATCAGCACCAAGTTGCTTTAGCTTTTTATAAACAGCTTCAGGTGATGCGCCATTTTTAATAGCATTTCTAGCTTTATCAAGTAAAGATGATTGTTGATCACCTTGCTCATTTTGAGAAGATGGTTGCTGTTGATTTACTCCAATGGATTGAATCTTTTTAAGGTTATTCAATGTATCATCAACTTTTGCCTTTTCATCCAAAAGATTCTTTGACCCCCATGATATTCCTAAAAAGCTAGATGATGGAACGCTTGATGGATCTTTCGATTCTTTTATTTTCTTAGCAAGTGATGCCTGTTGATCTTTAAGGGTTTTCTCAATTTTAACAACAGCATTATCAAAATTAGGATTACTAAAGTCAATTCCTCCACTAGCTAGATTGGCTTTTCGTGTAGCATATTGAGCATATGCTTGACCGAATTTTTGCAATTCTTGAGGATCTGTTTCTTTTTCTGGATTAGTAATGTTATCAACTATTGAAGAAATTCCACCGGGATTATCTTTATCCCCATTCCAAAGATTGTTTGCCATTTTACCAGACATTCCCAACAACTCTTGCTGTTGATATTGAGTCATTGGCTTTTGAGGTGGATTTCCATTGGCATCCAATGGATGAGATAGGTTATATCTATTATTCAAGGCATCTTGAACAGCTTCAGACCTCTTTATGTGTTGAGCCTGAATATTAGCTTCATTAGCCATAGTGATAGCGTGATTAGCTAATGGAGCAAGAATAGGAAGCTGAGAAGCTGATGTAGCGGCTCCATATACGTCACTTAGTCCACTTGAGTCTCCAGCGGCAATTTTACCCATGCCTTGCTGTACTTGGCTCTGAAGCGAAGGAAGCATTGCTTGAGCAGCTTGAGTCTGAGCGTGATTTTCAATTGATTGACCAATCTGTTGTCCAAGGCTCGTAAGAGAATTAGCAATAGTTTGGTTTCCCGCCATAACTGGCGCAAAGTTGTAGTATCCTAGTGCCATAATATTTATGCGTTAAATCCTTGTCTATAATAACCAGATTGACCACCACCAGAATAATAAGCAGGAATTGCCTTATTTCCATATGCGGCTTGAATGGCAGCGGGGTTTTCAAAAAATCCACTTGAGCTTTGCATATCATTTCCAAATTGATTTGCATATGCAGAAGTCCCCTGTTGTGGCGATCCAAGACCTCCGTAATAGTTACTCATATTAGCCGCATTATACAAACTTGTTCCAGCACTACCCAATCCAGTTAGATCTTGGGCAATGGCCTGATTGGATGCTTGGTTAGCACCATATTGATTCATTCCAGCTTGGTATTGATTCTCTGCATTAGAAACACCCAATCCAGCGGCTTGCATGCCAAGTTTAGTTGCTTCCATTCCAGATGATGCCCTTCCAAGAACCTGTTGGTTTCCAAGTTGTCCTGCTTGCATTCCAATTTGTGCGCCAGTTACAGGAGAAACTACCATGCTATTAGCAAGTTGTTGCCAAGTAGGTGCGGCACTCAATCCATATTGAGAAAGACCAAGTGAAGTTTGCCCGATATTGCGAGCAAAATTGGCTGGAGCTTGTCCACCTTGATTAAAAAGATTAAACCCACCACCAAGGTTTTGGGCTACTTGCCTATTAATGTTTTGTTGAACATCAGCAGGAATTTCACCTTTAATATATGAATTAAGCTGATTATTAGCAAGTTCTCTTTGTGCTGAAGATCCGGGGGTTACTTTGTTCTGAAGATTAATTTGCTGCTGAGTTCCAGCCCTAGCAAATTGTTGAGCAAACCCCTCATTGGGGTTATAATAACTTCCCAATATATTTTTTTCTTGTGCTTGTTGTGCGGAATTAAAGTCAGCAGGGTTTGGGACATATCCTTGAGCTTGCTGTTCAAATTGATTAACACTTTCAGGATTAATATATTGTCCTCCTCCATAAGAGGGAAGTCCCTTTTTTGCTTGGCTTGCACTATAAATGGACATTCCAGTTCCAGCGACAGTTCCAGCAATTGCAACACCAGCGGCAACTGTAGCAAGAGTCTCATATACGGGCATTTGTTTGTGCCTATATTCAAAAATAGTTTGTGCTGGAGTTAGGAAGCGCATAGCAATTCAATGTCTTTTTGTGTGTGTATCAAGCTAGGACTGACATCCTTTTTCCAAGAATTAAATCTAGGATCTTCAACATCAATCAATGGATTGTCAGTTCTTTCAGAGATATTTAACACTATTTCATCAGGATCTTCAATGTTTTCTGGATTAGAATGACAAGTTACCCATGTAGTATCTTCAATGTTATAAAGAAACCTTTTTGTATTTGGTTTTGTAATCCCCATATCACCACCAGAGTAAAGCGATTCAGTTTCAAATCCACCATCAATTGCTTCTTTAAGTACCGCAACCTTTCCTTTCAAAATAAAAAAAGGATGAGTTGTCTTATGTTTCATGGAAACAACCATTGATCCTGCTGGCATAAAGATTTTACGAACATATAGTCCCGGCGGAAAGAAGTGTTCTAGTGGTAAATCAATCTGTGGGTAATTAGCCAAATCAGCCTCAACCCTATCAATAGCAGAAATTTCAGTAACTTCTTTCATCTCAATAAGGCCAAGCAGCACCATCATCCCATGCATATGTGGGTATCAATGCATTAAGCATCATGTTATTACTAAATTGGCGTATGACACTTCCTGTAGGTTCCTCTTGATCAGCGGTCTCCCTATTGACCTCAAAGATAGCATTCTGAAGTGACGTTGCATACAATTGATCACTTCCTTTGTTCTCACGATAAACAACTGCCATTACAGCAGAGATCATAGCCTCTGGAGTAAATTCACATTGATCCGTAAGATTTAGAAGGTCTTGATAGTTCTTCTTGCAATAAAGAATAACAGAATCCTTTACCCTTCCTTTAATAGCATACTTACGAAATGATGGATTAATATCATAAGGCTGATATACAGAAAGCAACATCAATGCATTGATATCAGGGTTCCAAGAATAAAGTCTTACTCTTCCATTAGTTTGAGCTTTCGTACAAGCGAAAACTGTCTTAAAGAAATTAATTGAATAAGTAAATGTAGGAGCAAGACCAATTGTTATGGTTTCGCTAATCCTAGTTCCATAAGCATTTTCTCCAAAAAAAGTAATCTCTTTACCATTATCAAGTGGAGACTCAGATTCTACGGCAAGCTGATATGGAGCTTGGTCATAGTTTTGGAAAGTAACGTGTTTACCCCCAATTTCAATGAACTTTTTATTACCACCATTCCATGCATAACCCTGTCCCCATCCGTTGCCATAACCACCACTTGACGCATCTCCCCATGAATCTTGAGGAATAGATTGATACCATTCATTTCCAAGGGAAACAGGATTCCCATCAATCCAAGCAAGCCTTACTTGTTTGTAAAGGCTAGGAAGCGTAAGTATATTGCCAACGCATTTGATGCATACATATTCACAAGTTGCATCCGTATCCGTTTTATTCCACAAAAGGCTTCTGGCTTTATTCATGTAGGAAATAAGTGTAGCTTGATTACAGCTTCCACTATTTCCAGCATAAGGACGGATCGAATTTAAAATGTATGAAACATCAAAAAGCATAATTAAAGCATTTCACCACGATTAATCGAATGACCCATAAGTGCATTCGATGGAGATCCAACTTTACTTCCAATTTTGGTTTTCATCCCTCCCATCTTTAATGATGGAAGAGATTTAACCTTCAGCATCTTGCTTCTCATTGCCCCCATTTTAGGGAGTTTTGGGAGAGCCATATTATAGCCAATCCGAATTAAAAGGAGTTCCCCTACCCATTGCAGTCTCATTAGCAGGGCCACCAACCGAAAATGCGGTTTGTGTTTTCTCGCCAATGGCTTTAATACGAGCAGTACGAGCGTCCTTGTATGCACGAATCGTAGGAATGTCACCTTTAATTTGAACCCTCTGCATAGGTTGCGGAGTGGCTTTATCAGAGACAATACCACGTTCGGTATTATCGTATGTGTATTGTTCTCCTGCCATAATATTACTTTTTGGAAGAACCACGACCGGGGGACGTAGGTTCAGGTTGAAGTTTACCAGAATAGAAAATTCCGCTGAACTCAGTTCCCTTTGGATGATTACTCATTCCCTCCTTGATGTCTCCACGAGTAGAGAAACCTTCGGATTGCAGTTTAGGCTCAGTAGCCCTGTTGATGTCTTTAGCCATATGTTTAGTTTGTTGTTAGTTTAGGTTAGCTTACTGGAAGCGTATTGACTGACCAATAGAAATTTTGAATATCTGAATTTGCAACAGGATTGAATACCCAAATTTGGAAAGATGTTGTTGAGATTGTTCCATCAACAACACCCCACGAACAAGAAGCAGTAGATGTTCCAGCGGATGGAATAAAATGCCCAATAATATTGTAATTAGTGCTACTCATAGCTTTAGGAATAGTAATTGTATACCTTTGAGCAGATGCACTATTAGTAATTCCTTGAACACCAGTTTGAGATGAAAAACCTGCAATTGTTGCTTCCAATGCCGTAATTGTATTTTGCAAATTAAGAATATTCTGGTTAATTGTAGCAATTTGACTTGGCGTAACATTACCAAGTCCCGGAATATTAATAGTACCATTATTAAGGTAAAGAGTAATAAAGCTATTAAAAATGTCTGACCATTGTCCCGTGGGGCAATAGTTTGCTGGCACAGAAGGAAACAAAAGTTGTGCTGGAGACGATTGATTTTGCATGATCAGTTAACTTTTACTATAAATTATAAATTGTAGCAATACTTTATGTTGCAGGAACAATTCTATAATAATTTAGATCATTTTGAGGGCAACAATCAACGGGAGTGGGGTCATTATAAAATGTATCAGGACAATCCCCCTGTGGCAAATCAAGCAATGAATTAAGATTTGCTGAAACCCTAACTCTATCAACAATAGCCGACCCTTCTATTTCAACTTTAATCTGAAATTCCGCACCCTCTTGTGGAGATAGTTGACCAAACATTTCACAAGCATTTTCGTCTGGAGATGGAAATTTTAATTGTTGATATCTAGGTTGAGAAACTACTGGACTACATCCAGTTACATATGGAGGGCATGGATTTATTCCAACTGTGATTGGCTCAGAAAGATTAAAATAACATGGATATGAGTCTGGTCTATAATTGCATGAAACTTTTACTGCTTCGTTAAGATTTGAAATCCAAACTTCCCCACCAGCAAGTTGTTTCCTAATGAATTTACTTGCTCCATCATTTCCAACAAAATCAAATCTTTTGGTTACAAAATATGATTTGATTGGGACATTTCCTAAAGAAACTGAATAATCATCATACCCGACAACAAGAGAATTACTAGATTGAAGTTCATAAATCCTATTTACATTATCAGCATCAAATGAAAATGCAAAAGCTCTAAGAACCCCATTAATTTGGGCTGTTAATAGTTGCGTTGGTTGTGGACCTTCCCATAGCCCATTCCATCGACTAGGCATAGATGCATCAGGAGATATCATGCTTTCTTTTTCTACGTCCAATACAATCATTGCCCTACTTGGGCGATGCAATCCACATATAGAAGGATTTGGCGGGGCGACAGTAAAAGGAGAAACAGTAGCAATAAGCCTATTATCAAAATAAATAGCAGATTCAAATTGCCTTAACCAAGGTGTGTCTTTGTTTACCCAAGGTTGAACTTCTCTGGAAATCCTACGAAATGATAGTGCCTCATAAAAGTCTACTTGAGCATTGTTATAAAATGCCCATCCATCGTCAGAACGAAAATAAACATCATTATTAACACCACAAATACTCCAAGGAGAACGACATCCCCTTCCAATAAGTGATACCTTTTGAATGTTACTTGTCTGCCATGTTGTTCTATCTTGAGAACCATCAATGGTAAATGAACCATTTTCACAAAATACAACCAATTCGCCTTGTCCACGGACATTAATATTGAGAGATGGCATTACTCTCATGCCGGTAATTAATCCAAGATTTGCTGGTGGAGTAAATGATCCACCTTCTTGCCAATAAGTTTGTTCAGTAAAATTCTGAGTATTAGAAGTAGTAGTAAAACCATTTCCATAAATAATATCTGATGCGTAAATGTTATTATTTGCATCACTTACCCAAACTCTTCCATAAGCATATGCCATAATGGTTCCAATCGGCATTTGCTGTTGTACTGGATTAAGCCTAAAAATAGTATTTGGATATGATTGAGTAATTGAAGTAGAGGCAGAAGTAGTTGTAGTTATATTTGACCAAGGGGTTGAAGACCCATCAGGAAAAACACTTCTTACTTGAAATGAATAAGAAATAGAAGAATCTGATACTAAATATGAATATGAATTACTAGGTGAATTAATAAATGTCGCAGTAACAAATGATGTTGTTCCTGTTTCTACTTGCAATTCAGTTTTAACTGAACCCGGAGCATTGATTGTCCAAGTAAGATTAATATTTAAAACTCCATCTCCTTTTGCTTGAAGATTTGTTGGTGATCCGCTTATATCCCCATTCCATGCAATTGCGTTTTGATATCCATTTTGGATGTAAATCCAATCTTCTGCCTGAACAAACCATGTATGCATCATGGTAGGATCATTGCCGTCAATTAATTTATATAATGTGCATTGATTGTTAACTATAGAAAGAAAGTAAATCACTCCAGCTACTGCAACAACAATCCCATCAACTGATCCCTGTTTTATTGCTTTATAAGGCCAAGCTCCCTGAAAATTTCCAGATTGAAAGTCATCTAAAATTTGTTCATCATAACCATAAGCAACCTGAATTGGAAGCTCTGTAAATGGAGGACGAGTATTATTAATTCCCTGTCTAAACGATCTATTTACACAAGACGCAACAATTTGCGGGGGAAGATTGCTAGGATGTGTTTCAGCATCCATTGCAATGGTATTAGTCGTTCCATCATAGACTCTTCCATCTTGAGCCATATTAGAAAATACTTAGATCGTAACCTTTAATATTAATACTAATAAAATCACCAGATGTAGTAAGAGGATAATCAAATGTTACTGAATAAAAAGAATTATTATTTGTTGGCACAAATGTTGGAATAATAACGGATCCAAAACTGGTTGTGCTTGCCCCAATATCTACCCAAACATTAGAACCATATATTTCAGTAGTTGTTGGGATTGGAGAAATAGTAACTCCATTAGTTCCAACTTGTGTGTTTGTTATTGAAACTTGTGCTGCGTTGTAAACATTCGGTTGAGTTGATTGATTAACGTATCTTCTTCCATTAACCCTCAAATATGCCCTATTTACACCAGAAGCATAAGATGAACTAAACTGACCAGAAAAATAATTATATGTATTTGTTGGGCTTGATCCTGTTGAGGTAAAAGAAAAAACATTTTGATTGGCAGATGCACCAAGATTTACCTCTCTTCCATTTTGATTGTAAGCAGGATCAATTTGACCAGTTCCAGTTCCATTCGTTCTAAATAACCCAATTTGCCTATAATAAGTATATCCAGTTGGGAGTTGTGCTGGAGAAAATGGTTGAATAGAACAAAGGGTAGCAATAGTTAAGGTAGTTGGATTATAAATTGCATACACATAATAATATGTGTTAATTGCAACACTTCCTTGATCTAAACCAAATGCTCCAGTTGCACTAATATTTAGATTAATTGCAGAATTATTTGTATAAACAAAAGTATTAAATTGACCACTTCCATTTGGGGTGGTTTGAAGAACAATTTGACCAAAGTTTACAGTAAGGTTTGTTGTTCCAGAAATAGCTGCTGGTACAATATTAATTTTTTGAACATCAATAAATGATGTAGAAGTTCCAAACAAAGAAGAAGCAGAAACAATAATTGGATCTCCAGTTACTGTATTAAAAGAAACAATTTGATTTGCAGTTGTAGTTGAAAGTGTTTCAATTGTATTTGCAGGAGAAGAAGAAGAACCAGATTTATAAATCAATCCCTGAGCAGGAATTACTGTTTCAAGGGTTCCATACTTTACAATGCTTCCATTATAAATAGGAAATTGGGCTGGAGAAGTATAAGTAACAGGAGTAGAACTAGAGGGCTCAAGCGCAACAAGCTGTCCCGTTCCTGTAGTTGCCTGAATTGCTCCAGCAGTCAAAGATGAAACCTGTCCCGTTGCTGTTCCATCGGGGTTAGCAATATAAATAGTTCCAGCAGCAGATCCATCACCCCAAGTGACAATCCCAGTATTATTTGCGCTATATGTTAAAATACTACTTCCTTTAGAATTAGATGAAGTTGCAGAAAACGTGGGGACAGTATATTTGCAATAACTAGAATCCTCACCAACTACACGCTGGATTGTTCCCTGTCCAAGTGCAGTACAAGTTGTGGGAAAATTAGGGTTACAAGCGGGAGGGGCAAACTGAACAGTATTGCCACATCCACATCCTCCCCATCCGTTATTATTGCATGACATAGTTTTTAAGGTTTAATTGATTTTTTATTAAATTGCAATCTGTTTATTATCTAACCCTTCTAGCTTCAATATTTCCATATACCTTCAAAGATCCAGCACCAGTAAAAATAGCATTAATAACAAGATATAAAGTAGTTGTAGTAGTTAATGAAACTCTCATTGTTTTGCATGACAAACAATCATCGGTATTTCCAAGTGATGTAGATTGATTATTTGCTGGTGAGGTGCTTAATATTGAAGCATAATTATCTAAGGAACCAGATGGAAGAACAAAAGAAGTTGCGGATGTACTTATTCCACATTTTGCATTTGTTAAGGAGCAATTAGTTAAATTTAACTGTCCAATAGCATTAACTGACCAATCTCCAGCTGTAAGGGATATAGATCCAATTGCTATTGGTGTATTGGTTACTGGAGTAATAAGAGTTCCACTAGATAAAAGTGAAAAATTTACCCATTCACCAACAAATCCAGAAGGAGCAGAAGAACCATCAGTAACTCCTTTAATTCCAGTCTGCCAGATAGGGGCGGTAGCTCCACTATTAACTGAAAGAATCTGATTAGCAGTGCCAATTGGTAGCGTTGTAGTTGTGCTAGAAGCAGTTTGATATGGAAGTGAACCTTGCGCCCCATCAAATATATTTGTAGCTGTGGTCGCAGTCGTAGCCAATCCAACAGAAAGTGTAGATTGATTGACCCAACTCGGCGCATTATTTATTCCATTACCAATTAGAACTTGGTTTGGATTTCCAACATTAGTGTATTGTGTTGTATTAGTGCTATCTTGCCAAATTAAAGAACCACCATTAAATGTATCCCAAGGCACAAGAGTAAGGCTATATGCAGAAATTGAACTTCCAACTGTAATAGATCCTTGATCAATCCACGTAGGAGCAGATGGCCCTGTTGATGCAAATAAATAACTTGCTTCTCCCGCAGGAACAAATCCTGTTACTCCAGTATCAATTTGATAAGGAACATATCCCGGCGCACCACCAGTTAAATTATTTGTTGTATTAAGAGATGCATTTGTTTTAACAAGTTGATTACTACTATTAACTCCAATCAAATATGGAGTATTAGTCGGTTGCTCTTGTAGATTATTTAAAACAATTGGTTGCGAAGCAGATCCGTTTGCCCACCAAGCCTTTGAACCATCATAAAAAAACAAAGAATTTTGAAGTGGAGTATTAAGTCTAGCCACTTGATTTCCATTAAGCCAAACAAGAGGCCCACCCCCCTGAGATACAGGAGGAATTGGACTAATAGGTGCATTTGAACAACAACTCATAAATTATGATCCGTAAACAGCAAAATTAAATGAAGCAACATCATTTGCCGTTTGAACTAATGCAGCTCCACTAACTGTTAGTGCATAAGTTTTAATCGTAAATGTAGTAGAATTAACAACATTAACAGTATAATAGATTGTTTTTGATGTAGTATCTCCAATACTAACTACAATAGAATATGCTGATGACGAAGGAGATAGCGTTGCGGTATAAAGCCCAACACTTGTTCTTACTACAGTTACTCCATATGCAACTGTTTGGGTCAATGTTGTTCCAGATACTGTTCCAGAATAATATGCTTTTGCAGTATTTCTTGCGGTAATAGAATTTGCCGTAAAATTACCAGATGAATCCCTTTGAACTATTGCAGAAGCAGTATTTGCATTAGTAGAAACAGTCCAAGTTGGAGCAGAAGTTCCTCCAGAAGTTAAAACATTTCCAGTTCCTCCAACACTTGTAAATGCTGTTGCATTTGGCGCATTTTGATATGGAATTTGACCAGCAATTCCAAGTTTTAAGTTATTAGCTAGAGTTGAATTTGAAGAAAAAGCTGCCGTAGTTGCTGTTGCAGAATTTCCACTAAAATAGTTAGTCCAACTAGGTGCGCTAGTTCCATTAGATTGAAGAATGTATCCAGATGTTCCAGAGGCAGTAAATTGAGTTCCAAAAAATTGACTTTGATATGGCAAAGATCCAGCAGTTCCTCCAGATAATCCACCAACTACAAGTGTATTTTGATTTTCCCAAGTTGGAGCAGTAGTTGGATGAGTTATTAATACCTGTCCATCAATTCCATTATTAATAAATGATGTTACATTTGTATCAGCCTGATAAACCAATTGACCAGTTGCTCCATTTGAAATATTCGCAATATTTCCAATTATCGGTTGTGTAAATGTATTGGTGGCAGTAAATGTTTGATCATTATTAAGATATGCCGCACCAATTGGGCTACCCTCTACACTAGAATAGGCTAATTTACCAACTGAATCACAAGCTATTAAAAATTGAGCATCTCCACTTGGAATAACACGAAGAGCATTTAGCGTAATTGGATTTTGATTAGAACCATCAGCTACAACAAAGTTTGATCCATTCCATGTTTGAAGAGCATGATTGGTTCCCGGAACAACGGGATATTGATTCCCACATCCACAATAGGAATTACCATTATCACAACAAGATTGTCCGTTATTATAATTCATTAAGCAAAGGTTTGGATCATTTGTTGATCACGATTTAACCAACCTCGTAGATTATTACTCAAATCGGGCCTTTTGTCAGCTATTTCTTTATAATGCTGATCATTATATTTACCAATCATCAAAGCAAGCTGATGTCTATCCTCTTGAAATGCGGCTTCTTCAGTTTTAGTCCCAATTTTCCCATCAATAGAAATGTGAATTCCAAGAGCATTAATTGATTGTTGAAGAATCTTATAGGCCGTTCCATATCCCTCATTTACTGCAATATTTGCAATTTCCTCTCCAACTCCAAGTGGAAGCAAATCAGCACCAGATTCAGACCAGTAATAATCATGGTATGTATCAGCTATCCATTTAGCTGTTGGATCATCAGGCAAGTGATCATCTTTTTGATTTAATCCACAAAATGTAATACCAGCACCATCGTGATCATCTTCTTTTAAGATATTGCCATTATTATCAATAGTTGCTTCTATATCACAAATAAAATGTAACCATTTCACAAATCTCTCAGGATACTTTGTGGTAGCATAATTAAGGATGTCTTGAATTTTCATAAATCCTTAATTTGGGGTGATGGAATTGAGTCAGACTCAAATGGCTTCTGGATCAATTTAGAGCCTCTATTAGCCGCAAAAATAGAAGCAACCCAAGTCAGTGCAGAACTAGGATTAAACTGATCTGCAGGGGTGCTGTAGTGCGAATAAATGGTGTATCCAATAAGAATAGCGAATGCACAAACAAGAGTAATCTCCCACATCAAAAATGATATACGAAGACTTGATGGAGTTCCGTTATCCTCACTTACAATTCCTTTTAGGAAATTCATGGAATAAATCTAGCCAAATTAGCCAAAACCAATCGACCCAATGTATAACCAGCAATAGCACTTCCCAAATAACAAGCAATAACAGCTATCATTCCATATGGTTCAGCCAATTTACTCAATGGTGCGGCAAACAATGTACCAATATATACAGAAAATATAGCTGCAAAGAAATAAAGAATTACATCACGTTCTCGTGCATTTTCACTTGCTTGCTTTTGATACTTAATGGCAATTAAAGTTTGCTCTTTAAGCTGATTTGCCTGTTGTTGGTAATCATAGTTTGCTTTGTCCAACTCATTCTTTTGTTCTTGAGCAATCAATCTAATATGTTTAACTGTAGCCAAAATATCAGATTTAGTAATTGTTTCGGAATGACCTAAACAAATCATACTTACAAAAAATACTACAATAATGTACAATCTATTCTTCATTATTGAGAAAGGTACTGCTCTACAATTACAGCTTTATCATCTATGCGTTTGCTATCAGAAATGGCACTTTCAATGTGACCATCAGAAATTGATGATGGCTTTATTTTTGTAGCGCATCCAGTTATTGTAAAAATCAATACAACAAGTAGAAGTTTCATTTCTTTTTATTTTTAATACCAGAATAAATAGCAATACAACCAGCAATAAGGGAAACAAGATAAGTTGTATTTTGGAGCCAAGCATGACTCGAATTAAAAAAAGAAACAGAAAATGTAACAAGTGATACCAATGCCCCAATTATGGTTGTTCCAGCATCAGAAGATGGAGAGGGGCTATGGCTCATAAAATAAACTTAAAACTTTTTATTATAAGTTATTTTATATCAGATGAAGCAACAATCTCTGAAATTGTTACAAAAGAATCTGGAATATTTGCAACAGCACCAAAATATGGGAAAATAGCGTTATGATATTTTACGCCATCAGTTACTGACGTGTATAAAAGGCTTCCAACCTCACCATTAATAGATGTAGCAATAGGGCCATATACCTCATCTTCGGTAAAGTTAAATACAATAGAGAATTTTTTCTTAATTTCTTTCATTACATATTATTGTTATAAGACCAAAGAATGTTCAAATTCAAATCGCCAGCAGTAACTGACGCAAGAGAAGTTGCGGAGGTTGAAAAAGCAAATGAAAGTCCTGAATTAAAAAACATTGGAACTGTTGGAGTAAAAACAATGCTTTGACCAGCAGGAATTGCGAATTTAAGTATTTGCGTTCCATAAACTTGACTAATACTATCAAACAAATAAAAATATCTTGCAGTTACAGCAGTATTTGTTATTTGAAATGAATATAATTCAGCTGGAGTTCCAACTGCTGAAGCATTAAATATATTTGTTGAATTTGTTCCAGCAGAAGAAGTAAGGGTATAATAACCACCAGCAAAACTTGTAATTCCAGCCTGTCTCTCGGTATTATTCTGCCATGCAATTCCAGAAGGTGATACCGTATCGTGAGTATTTAAATTTCCTACCCCATCTGTTTCAACCGTATAACCCGAATCATCTCTAATAGATACATATAAATTTCCAAAATTGGAATTTGAATTTATTTCATTACCATTAGTGTCTTGAATATTTACTTGAGAAGTACCAGCACTTCCGCTTGTTATGGCATTATAAATTTGCCACCTTTGTTCACTATCGGTGGTATCAACAAACTCTGGAAAATCAAGTGGAGTAACAGACATGGTAATTTTTTATGGCGTGAAAGCATGGAGGGATTGAACCTCCATACTTCACAAGGTTTTTAATTACTGAAGAAGACCAAGAACGTACACATCACCATAAATCGCACCAATGCGTCCAGCGGTATCAGCCGTGGAAGCCTCAGTCGTGAGAGATGGATTGTAGTACGAGAAGGTCGTGCTGGTGGTCGAAAGAACCTGAACAAGACCATTATAAGCGGCATTTCCAACCGAAAGCACCTTAACCATTACACCAGCAGTCAACCAAGTTGGAACACTCGAAACAGTGATGGTCGAAATGTTGTTCGTGGTGGAACGATTGGTGGAAGCGAGTGCAGGAATAGCGGGAGTCGTTACGTTAATACGAAGCGTCTCAGTTGAAGCGGCTCCAGTATTAGCAGTCGTTGCGTTAGGAAGCCCCCCAAGAACATACCCGTTTGTGGCGGGAGTGAAAATGGTTTGCGACAGATTGGCAGCGGAGCTATTTGGCGTTTGAACAGGGGTTGTTGGCAGGGTAGCCGTTGCAATGTTCTCACCATTAGTTCCATTGTCAATTGCCACAACAGCGGCAGTTCCATTGGTTCCAAGGGCATTCCTGTAAACAACAAACGAAGACGTTGGGATAAACGTCTGCTCATCGTATTCAAGCTGACCAAGTGTATAGGTTCCTGCGACAGTAAAGTCAACGGCAAGTGGGCCGAACTTTACTAGCGTAAGATTATTAGGAGTAGGTTTAGGGACGGACATAATTTTGTTTAATTTTAGTAGTAACTAGGGGTGTTGTAAATAACATTGTTAAGAGTGTAGTTAACTACAACTGTTTCTGTAGTTGGTGCAACTGTAATAGCATTAGCCAATGGGCCATTGCCACTAAGATATGCAGCACCAGTAACAGTAACTCCATTAATAACACACGTTCCACCACCATTGGTAGAAATAGAATAAGTAATAGCTGAAGTAGGAATGGTAAAAGTATTACCAGTCGTAACTACAACGAAATAAGGAGTCAAGGGTTGCCCCGACCCTGCGTAAAGCAGGGCGGGGGCGTTCAAGACACTCGACGGGGCGTAATCAGAAGAGTTCATCGAAGTGTTTTATTACTTGATTAGATAGGCTGACTAACGGCACTCGAACAAGCATAGCAATCAGGGGTGTATTGCGGTGCATAGCTAGGAGTGAGGGGACAAGCGGCAGGGATCACCAACTGAGCATTGTTCAACCTGTGAAGGATGGAGTGCATAAGTGTTGGATCTTGGAATTGCATACCCATGCGGAACTGGTTCCAGAAGAAACCTTGATCTCGCTTGATGTTGCACTCCCAATCTGGATTCTTCCACTCCCAATCACCAGCGTAGTTCTGGGTCATGCCTTGAGCTTCACCGATTCCACTCTGGGAAGGAGAAATCCACTTGATCATTGCTTTGTTAACCCAAGGATTGGTGATGCCGAAATCGGCATACTGATAGGCTTGGTTCTGGATGTATTTGCAACCAAGTTCCGTGGTAACAGGAATGTAAGGAAGCACACGAACCAGACGAGGCCAAGTCGTAGGATCATTGACGTTGAAGGTAGGAAGAGAAGCATTATAAACCCAATCCACATTCAGACGAACACCATTGATGTCGTTACAGAAGGCATAGTTTCCGATAACACGATCAATACCAAGAGAGTATTGAAGTTGCTTATCATCAAAGTCACTAACGCTCTCCCACCATCCACCAGACTGCTTGGCATACTGCCAGAGCTGACGAAGGACTCGGCTATCAGGAACAACGATCTCAAGGAGAGGACGACCAGCGGCCTCACTCACATCAAGACGATAGGCATCATCTTCACGCTGAAGGTTGATGAGGATGTCATCAAGGGTATCAAGCGAGAGGAGACCAATGTTGTTAAGTTGAGAAACAGGGAGCTTAACATAGACATAACCCATGTTGAAGCTACCTTCATTCGTCCCCTCAAAAGGCTGAACGATGAACATTTGGTCATCAGGGGTAACGCAAGAGACAAGGCTCTGTCCGTTAGAAACAGGAACCCACTTGTGTCCAGCACCACCGATCCAGTTGGAACGAGCAAACTCCTCATGGACATTCTTGGTGATGTTGACATTCGTTGCCATGATGTGATCCATCTCTTCCTGTGGGAACAGACGATACATGAAATCGGTAAGCTGATACCAATCGGTGCGCATTGCCTTGGTGAAGAGGCTGAAGCTGTACGATTCAGTCCCGGGGTGAGCAATGGTCTCAAACTGAACGTCATCCGAGTTTTGGATGCAACGTCCACTCTGAACTTGTTGCCAAGGTTGATCAGGATTGTACCATCCACGACCAAAACGGAAAGCCTTTTGGGTTGGGAGGGTATTCAGAGGCCAAGTCTCAGTTTCGAGACGACCATAATAAATTGAGTTGATCGCCATCTTCTTAATGAAGAAGGGATTGTAATAAGTCCTAGCCTCACGGAAGAGTGTATCCACATCTTCACAAGCTGAGAACGTAACGCCATTCTGTGCCATATAATTTGGTTGTTGTAGTTTGTTTTTGTGAAACAACAAGGATCGCTCCCTATTATAACACAATTATTGTGTTTAGGTTTTGCGATCTGGCAACCATCGCTGGTTGGTGCCCCCACCATACTGCGCTTAAGAATCACACCCCGCTTTTTTGTTTTTTGTCAGGAGCTACCCTGACTGGTGCTTCATCCAAGAGCAGTTGGGTAATTACTCCAACTAATCCAGATGACTAATGGTTACTAGAAAAACAAAAATCCGTCAACTATTTTTTTCTAAATAAAAAATTGCCTCTTGTAATAAAAATGGAGAATCCAAAAACATTCCAATTCCTCTATTGCAATTCCCGCAAAGAAGACCCCTTATTTTTTTTGTTTTATGACAATGATCCACCGAAAGTGCCCTTCCTGTTTTGCATTCATTTTTGCAAATTGCACAAGTTTGATTTTGTTTTTTTAATAGCAAAGAGTAATCTTTTGCCGTTAATCCATATTGACGCTTTAGTGCTGAATTTCTTCGACTCTCAGGGTTTTTTTTAAACCATTCTCTTGATTTTAATTTGGCAAGATCAGGGTTTTCTTTTCTCCATAATTTTCTTTTTTGCGCATCTCTATTTCTAATAAAATCAAACTTTTCTTTAG